AAAGCCATAAGAAACGAAGTTGATTACGAGATAGGCAAAAAGATATTTGAGCGTTATTTGGAGAGCAAATGAAAGCTATATATATCACGATCACCGAAAGCGGAGCTAGCATAATCGCAAAAGTAGCGGACGAGAATAAAAAAATACTTGATAGCTTCGAGATAAGCCGTAAGGACGCAAGCGGAGTGCTTGAAATAATGAGAAAGTGGAACGAGAAGCACAAAGACGAGGAAACAAGGGGGCTATTTTGAGACTAACTAAAAGCGAAAACAGAGCCTACCAACTAAGACTACTTGAAGCGTATCCACTTTGCCAAATATGCGAGAAACAACAAAGCATAGAGTGCCACCACGTACGCTATGGTAGGTTTGGAGCAGATAAGGACGACAGCAAACAAATAGCCGTTTGTAGAGAGTGCCATCAATGGTGTCACGCACACAAACACGAGAGCATAGAAAAATACGAGGAGGTAGCTGATGAGAATTGGCAACGTTTCGGCGAGTAAATATCACAACCGCAAGACCAAGGGCTTTGATAGTGCTAAGGAATGGCGCAGAAACCAAGAGCTAGAAACCTTACAGCGAGCAGGTGAGATAAGCGAGCTAAATAGACAAGTACCGTTTGTGCTAATGCCTAGCTACACTATAGCAGATGAAACAACGAGGCAAGGCTTTAGAACGATACGTGAGATCAGATACATAGCAGATTTTACATACCGCTTAAAAAATGGCAAGAGGATAATAGAGGACGTAAAAGGAATGCAAACGGACGTTTTCAAGCTGAAACGAAAACTACTAGAGAGAAAAATAGCCCTTGGAGTAATAGAGGGCGAGTTTAGGATTTATTGATGGCGAAGCTCACAGAAGCAATAAAAGAGAAAATTTTAGCGGATTTTCATACTGGAGCATATACGGTTAGGCAGTTAGCAGATAAATACGACGTAAGCCATGTAACTATTGTAAAGATGACTAAGGGGCTAACACCTAAAAATAAAGAAAAAGTTACCACTTTAGTTGCGGTAAAAACGGAGTTAGCGGAGCAAAGTTACCAAGAAGTTACCAGCGTTAATGAAGTGGTAAACGAAAAGACAAAACATTTGCTCTATTTTCAAAACGCAGCGCTCAGAAATCAAAAGAAAGCGGACGAGATGCTAGAGATGAGCGATAGGATAGCAGACGTTGAAGCACACAGCAGGATAACCGCTAGAAACAAAGAGACTGTGCTAGGACGTGAGGCTGATACTGTGATCAACAATGCAAACGTACAAAGCGAGCAAAAGATCATAATTGAGCGAAAGGAGCTAAAGGGTGAATAAAATCACTTGGGCAGATATTGTCTTTTGTGTAGTCGTAAGCATGGCTATTGCAAGCGTGATCTGCGTTTGGCTTTTTATTGAGGCGATATTTGAAAAGGTAGCAGGGTGAGCGATATAAATTTAAGCCTAACCTATACGCCGTGGCAAAAAGAAGTCTTTTTTGAGAATACTGCACGCTTCACCACAATAGAGAAAGGGCGCCGTGTGGGATTTACTAAGGGCATCGCAAACGCTACGATCGAGTGGCTACTAGAAGGCAAAAAGGTGCTTTGGGTAGATACTATCACGTCAAACCTACAAAGATATTACGAGCGCTATTTTTTGCCTGAGCTAAAAGTCTTGCCAAAAGAGCTATATAAATTTCACGCTCAAGACAAAAAGCTAAGCATCGGTGAGGGCTATCTTGATATGAGAAGCGCAGAACGCCCAGAAAATATCGAGGGCTTTGGCTACGATATAGTGATCCTAAACGAAGCTGGCATAATCCTAAAGGACGCCTACCTTTGGGATAACGCTATAAGAGCAATGCTACTAGATAACCCAAAATCAAGAGCGTTTATAGGCGGCGTGCCAAAAGGCAAAAACCGCTTTTATGATCTTGCTAAACGTGGAATGAGTGGCGAGAAAGACTGGGTAAATTTTCAAATATCAAGCTTTAATAACCCACTGCTTAAAAAAGAGCAAATAGACGAAATGGTGGCAGAGCTTGGCGGTATAGATAGCGATGTGGTGCGTCAAGAGATATACGGCGAGTTTTTAGATACAACCTCAAACGTGCTATTTAACCTTGCTCTAATTGAAAACGCCTTTAGCACGCAGATGCCAAACGAAAAAGTTAGCATTATTTGGGGGTTAGATGTGGCACGTGAGGGTGACGATGAAAGCGTGCTTTGTATTAGGCAAGGTTATGGTGTCACAAACTTTTATACTTTTCGGCTTGATAGTGTAACAGCTTTAGCGAGGGAGATTTTTGGCATATATGAGAGAAGTGAGGATAAGCCAGACGCTATTTTTATTGACAGCGTGGGCGTTGGTGCTGGTGTGTTTGATACTCTAGTGGATTTTGGCTTGCGTGGGATAGTCAGAGAGGCAAAATTTTCATACAAAGCCACAAATGAGAAGCTTTACGCCAACAAGAGAGCGGAAGCATATTTTACACTCAAAGAGAAATTTAGGCTACTTAGCATCGTGCCAAACGACAAACTCAAAAAACAGCTTAGCACAATTAGTTTTTATTATGACAAGAAAGAGCGTTATTTGCTCTTGCCAAAAGAGAATATTAAAAAAGAGTTTGGCTTTAGCCCTGACTTGGCGGACGCTTTAGCATTGACCTTTTTTGATCCACTACCGGCAAAGACTAACACAATCAACTACGATGACGGAGGCGTTTGGTGAAAGAGTGTCAAAATTGGGTAGATTTGAGAAAACAAATCGAGTATATTTCAGAAAATATCGACGTAAGTTTAATTAGAAAGGTGGCAACACTTGATGATGAGGCTTTGCGTCTTTGTTTTTGTGTGATGATTTGTGAGTGGCTTAAGGGGGTAAAATTTATCCCTACAAAACAAGCTAGAGTAAAACTTGCAACGGCTCTAAAAGAAAAAGGGGTTGATAAAAAACGAGTGAAAGAGCTAACAAATGTCAGCAGAAGCACAATTTACAGAGTAGGACACGAAAATGACGAACGATGAGAGAATAAGCTACCTCGAGGAGTTAGTGCAAACAGCATACAATGGCTATGCGGAATATAAGCCGTTTTTTGACAAGCTAAATGATGCGTATTTGCTTGTGTTAGAAAGCGAGCAGTATAACAGCCTCAAAGAGAGAAATAAAAGCAAAAACTACATACCAAAGCTCAACTCAAAAGCAAAAAGGATATATGACGGCCTAACCGAAACATATTTCAACAATGACACATTTGCAAAGCTAGAGCCATACATAAACTCAACGCATGATGTGATCGACAAGTGGCAAGAGGCGCTAAATTTCTATTGCGACAAGATAAATTTGTATAAGATTTTTTCGCCTATCTTTTTAAAAGCTGCTTTCTCGGCAAGCTCGGTGGTAAAAGTGTTTTGGGCTAAAGACGAGGCAAAGATAGAGGAAGTAGATATAAATGACATCTATTTTGACCCTGATGCCAAAAATACAGATGACATCCGCTATATCGTGCATAGAATTTACCTCACGACAAACGACATCAAAAAGTTAATCAAGAATAAAACTTTTAAACAAATTGATCTAAGCGAGAACAGACCTTATGAGAGAATTTGCCTAAATGAAATTTATGAACTAAATGATGAGAAATGGAGCGTTAGCACGCTTTACAATAGCGAACTACTAAGAGATAAAGTAGAACTAAAAGACGGACAGCCATTTATTTTTGGCTATATGCTGCCACAAACAAAACGCAATACTGATCAAACGTTTGTCTGCGCCTATGGTGAGCCAGCTCTTGCTTCGTTGCTACCTTTACAAGATGAGCTAAATGCTATTAGAAACTCAATTACAGATGTAACAAGAAACCAAGCAACGCCAAAGATCATTTTTAACCGAAGTGCAAGTATATCAAGGGCTGATTTAGAGCGCCCAAGTGGTGCGATTTTTACCGATAGCCCAGCAGACATCAAGATAGTACCGCCTGGCGACATCAACGCTTCAATGGCTACACTTCAAGTGATCGAGCAGGAGATGAGCGAAGTTAGCGGAGTAAGCCCACAGCAAAATGGAGCACCAACAACTAGGCAAGAAACAGCGACAATGGCGTCAATTATGGCAAATGAAGGTAGCGTAAGGCTTCAAGGGTATATAAGAACCTACAATGAGACCTTTTTTGAACCTATATTTGAACGCCTTGCATTCTTAGTTTGGAAATACGGCGACCCATTGTTTTTTGCAGGCTTTAACCGCGGAGAAGTACCGAGCTTTAACATCAACCTAAACACTGGTATAGGCGCGCTAAATAAAGAGGTGCAGAAAAAAAGCCTAATGGATGCAAGCCAAGTAATAGCAGCTCAATTTGGCATGTGCTTACAGCTCCAAGACGGCGAGGGTGCAAATAGAATGAAAGAAGCAAACGAGAAAATCTTATTAGAGCTATTGCCACTATATGGCATAAAAGACCCAGAGAATTTTATCGGAAAGGAGAGTGAGCTTGCTAAACAACTTAAGCCACAGGCTATTTTGCCAAGCGTGGCAAGCCTTGACGCAGAAGCAGGAGCTTTACCAGCTGACACAATGCCAAGCGTTTAGGGATTTTTCAGAATATCTATTGGGGCTTTATGCGGCAAGTGTGACCGCTAGCCAAAATGAAAAGAACAGCGATGAAATGAGGTTAAGGGCGATCGAGAACATTAAAACTCTCGAAAGCCTTTTGAGTTTTTTTGAAAATTACAAAGAGGAGTAATAAATGACAGAACAAGAAGCACTAAATGAATTAGTAAGTATCGTAAATGGTGATGATCAAGTAGAGCCTGAAACAAACGAAGTGGCAGAACAGCCAGCAGAGGAAGCAAAGACTGAGCCAGCAGCAGTGTCAGATGAGCCAAAGAAAGAGGAGCTAAATATAGATGCTATTAAGCAAGCACTAACTGAGGCGCTAGCAGCAAAAGAGCAATCAACACAAGGGGTAAAACCACAACTTGAACCTGAAAAACAAGCCTTACTTGATAGCTTAGGTCTTGGAAATCTTGACGCCTTAAAAGCTCAAATGGATCAAATCTCACAAGCGCAAGCAGCGCAAGCGGAGGAAGCTAGACGTCAAGCAGTCTTTGACAAAAATCTAGCAGAGTTTAAAAAGGACTATCCAACAATACGCCCTGATGATTTAGCAGAGTTTGCAAAAGCTCACGGCATGAGTGACCTACTAGGCGAAAATTATGTGGGTTGGAAAGCAGTAGCAATGGGGATGATCAATGTAGCAAAAAGTAAAGAGAAACCAGACGAAATTTTAAGCGGCTCAAATGCAAGCAGTGAGTTATCGGCGTTTGATAGAGCCAAAAAGGGCGAGAACGTGAGCGACGTAGAATATGGCGCAGAGCTTTTGAAATTAGCAGGGCTATAAGGAGGAAAAAATGAGTTGGGATTGGGGCGGAAGCAATATAACACAAGGGGCTGGCAAAAATGGCGGTGGCTTTTTAAGCTGGCTTGGTGGCGGTGACGCTGGAGGCGTGCCTAATTGGCTAACAGCATTAGGAACTGGTGGCGCACTATGGAGCGCTTACAACCAAAACAAAGCAGCAAAACAAGCGTTTAATCTAAATAAAGATGCTTACGATTTTAACAAGATGCTTTCTCAAAGACAGCTACAAAGGGAAAATCAAGCAAACCAAAATTTAGTCAATGCTTGGAACGCATCAAATTTTCATAAACAACAAGAGGACGAGGCTTACTAATCTAAGCCTCACAAAAAGGAGCGAAAATGCCATATTTTAACCCAAATAAAGTAGATTTCAACTACAACACCAACACAATAGACGCAATAGGTGCAACTGGTAGAGCATTATGGGATATTTACCAAGACAGTGTAAAGAACAACTTCACAAAACAAAAACTAGCAGAGGAGAATAGATCAAATTTGGCAACCGAGCAAAATAATATAGATAGGCTAAACGAAAACATACGTCACAATATGTCAACCGAAACTGAAACAGCGAATAACAATGCCATAAATCAAGGGCTTAAGCGTGACGAGCTTGGGATAAAAGGGCAAGAACTAAACCTAAAAGCAAACAAGTATCAAAACGATGCCTACCACAATCAACAAATGGCAAACATTGCTATGCAAAACGCAAATACAAACGCAAATAGACTTAATTTTGACGTGCAAAGATACAATAATGGGTTAAACAGTGATAGTTTAGAAACCAACTTGGCTTTTGAGAAGCTAGGGGCAAAGTTGCCTGATTGGGCAGAGAATATGTCTCCGCAAGAACTACAAGCTTACAAAAAAGCGGTTATAAACGTGGAGACAAATAAAGCTTTAAATGGGGCAAGTGGGTCTCTTGTAGATAGAAAACAACTAGCACAAAAATCAGTGCAAAACTTAAGCGACCTAAAAACACTGCTTGATAGCCTAAAAAGGGCGAAAGAAAAATATAGCTCTACAAACACTGGGTGGCTTGATACTGCATTGCATAGTGGGGCAAAATATTTGGGTTTTGACGGCAAGCAAATGAACGATTTTAGATCTGCTCTAAACAACGCAATGCTTTTTGCAAAAGGCGTGTTTGGTGACGGTAAGATGTCGAATTTGCAATATCAGCAGCTCATAAATAGTTTTCCAACTGGGGATGAAGCAAGCGATAAGGCTTTTATTTCAAATTATGACGCCACTCTTGACGCGTTGGGGTCATACTATAAAAATACAGTTGAACAAATGCAAAATGGGGGCGTTGATATGAGAGAGTTTGAAGGAATGCTCCCAGAGATACAGTCGCAGATTAACGGGCTTTACTACAACCCAAGAGGGGAGCCTGAAAGACAAAAAATCTCACCTCAAGAAGGACGAAGTATTGGGGCAAACCAAAACAACTCACAAAGAAATTATATAGACGCAAAAACACTTGGCATAAATTTTAGATAGGAAATAAGAATGGCTTGGATAAAAATACCTGAAAACAAAACTGAAATGCAGATAGGCGGCAACTGGGTAAAAATACCTAATGGCATGAAAGAGGTCGAGATACCTGATAATTTATTAGGCACGCAGTCAGCAAATAGCACACCAGCTTATGCGCCGCCTGCTCCTGATATGAGTAAAGCAGTAGATGCTACACCAAAAGAAAAGACGTGGTATGACAAAGTTGGCGAGTTTGCAGATAAAATCTCTCCAATAAATGTCATAAAAGGGGTAGGTAAAGAGTTAGGGGGAATGCTTGAGCATTCTCACTATGACGGGGCTACTGGCGAAGAATTAGAAGCAAAAAAAGCTACTGAAGCGCTATCAAGAGCAAAACACGCAAGCGATGATAGAAACATTATCTCACAGCTTGCAGGTGACGAAAGTAAAGATCAAGCAGTAAAAGAAAGAACCGAAAATTTGCTCTACAACTGGGCTAAAAAGAATAATTATGATGACGTAAGAGAGGCTAATGGCAAGTATTATTTACAAAAAGGAGATAATTTTATCCCAGTAGATGAGCCAGGTATCGGCGATAGCGTCTCAACCTATTTAAACGAAATGGGCGTGCCTATGGGGGCAATAACTCTAGCGTCTAATCTTTTACCAAATAAAAAACTAAGTGCAGTGCAAAAGGCGGTAACTGCTGCTCTCGGTACAGCTGGCGCATCTGGCATTGGTGCAGCAATGGACGTTTTTGCCGATAAAAGAATTTTAGGTGATGATAGCATAACCACTGATGATTATTTAAAACACGCTTTGCGTGGTGCTAGTGATGATGCATTAGTCTCGGCTCCACTAGCAGCAATGGCATCACCGGCGGTAAAGGAGGCGCTAAAAAAAGGGGTAAAAACAGCCTCTGATCTCTCAGTTGTAAAGCCTCTTGCAAGATACGTGATAAATGACAATATTGGTGGGGCTGAAAAAGCAATAATGGATAAATTAGGTGGAGAAGCAAATGCGGAAGCAGCTCAAAATTTATCTAAAAATGCACTTGGCGATGACCTTTATAAGACTTTACTAAACGACGACCAAGCTTATGCTTTACCAAAAGTTGGCAATGAAAAGATACAAAAAGGCATTAACTACGTAAACGATAATATCTTAGCTCCAGCCCAAAAAATAACAAGAGATATGATAAAGGGCGAGGGGACAAGAGAGCGAGAAATGGATCTATTTTTAACTGCTCTTGGTAACGACGCTAAGGGAGCAGATATAATTGCCGATGCAGTTGCAAGAGACCCAAAAAGCTTTTCAAAAATTTATAAAATGTCAAGCGACTTAAACGCAGACGCAAAAAGTGCTTTTCTTAATATGATAGAAAAGAAAAAGACCGCTGACATTTTAAGCGGATATGAGAAACGCACAAAAGATAACTTTGGCGAGGTGATAAATGCACTTGATGATGCATTTAAAGGCAAAGAGGCAAGTGTAAATTTGCTTAGTGTAAAAAGAGAGCTTGGCACACAAGCATTAAGACTGCCAGCAGGGTATAAAGATAGCACCTTGGAGCTATTAGAAAAAGCCAAAGGCTTTAAAGGGCTTAACGAAGTAAGAAACGTGCTAAGTGCTGATATGGCAAGGCTAACTGCTCCTGATGCTATCACAGCAGGCACTAAAAAAACACTTGGCAAGATGATAGAAGCAGTAGATAATGCAATAGACAATGTCGCCGAGCAAGCCTTTAATAATCCAGCTCTTAGCCAAAAAGCAAAAGATGTGCTAAAGCAAGCAAGGAGCGAATATGCTCTTTTTAAAGAGCTTCAAAACTCTAAAATTTACCATGATGTAATGGGTGAGCTAAAGAGTAGTGGCGATATAACAAACTCGCTTTTAAAAGCACTTAACGCTGAAAATGGGCTTGATTTTAAAGCGCTTACATCTAGGCTAAGCAGTAGCGAGCAAGAAGCCTTAGAAACGAACCTAATACGTGGGGTTATAGAGAAATTTAGTAAAGACGGCATAACTGATTTTTCTAAAGTAAGCGCTGCTTTAAAAGATGCTCCGTTTGAGAGTAAAAGAGCGGTAGAGATCATGAGCGAGCTAAATAAAAAAGCCCCTATACTAAATAATACTTCAGCACTGCTTGAAAAATTAATAGCGATTAACCCAAAAGCTAAAGAGTTACAACAAGGGCAAGGAACTAAAGTAACTAGCGCACTTATGACAATGAAGAGAAATTTAGCCATTGAAAGGTTAAAATCACTACTCCCAGTATTAGGCAATGACGCAGCTTTAAAAAATCATATAAGAAATGCAATTAATAATGCAGGCGATCTAAAAAGTGTCATTAATAATCTTGAAAAGATAGAGATAAAAGATGCGCCAGAGAACTCAACTAAACTACTAGAAGCTTTTAAAAACGAGGTAAAGGCGCTAAGAGAAGAGGCTCAAACTGGAGAAATAAAAGGGGATAATTTCATCACAAAAGAAAGCCCAGCGCCAAAAAGTGATTTAAATGTAAAAATGGACTTAGCTCCAAACATAAGGGATTTATCAAAGATAACAACTGAAGAAATAAGCGCGGATTTAGATTATCTAGCTAGCAAACACCCAGAGATGTTTAGTAAGCCAAGTGATGTTTTTAGGCTGATTAGAGAGATCAAAAATGAACCAACACATTTTTTTAATAATAACAGACTAGACTATGCTTTGATAGTAAAACGAATGGACGAAAACAAAATTGGAAAGCTTGCGATCGATAAAGAAAGTGGAGAAGTAAAACATGCAACAAAAGTAAAAGAAAAAGATTTAAAACGCCTTGATAAAGTTAGTAGAGAGAATTCTAAAGATGCTGGCATTATCCAAACTTTCATCCAGCCAGGTAGCAAATCAAATAGTGAGCTTGGGCTACCAAATGAGATTATACCAAAACAAACACAAGAATTAGATAAAACTTTTAAAAACCAAAAAGACGAAAACACTAAAACTATCAACGCAAGCCCACATATAGCAAGCGGCTTACTTGGTGGCACAGCAAATGGCGCTGATGAAAATGGAGATGTTAGCCCTGAAGAGTTTGCAAAAGGTTTTATATATGCGTTGTTTGGGTCAAAGTTTAGTGCTTCAGCAGTTAAACGCATAAGCCCAGAGCTTTACAATTCTATTCTTGGGCTTGGCAAAAAGATGCCACAAATGGCAAAAGATAATCCAAAATTATTAACTAAAATTTATGGGTCAGCAAAGAGCAATAGTATAAATTCTTTTGCAGGAGAAAAGGCACTTAATGCTAGTGCTAATAAACTCTCAAAAGCTAAAGCTATGCTAGAAAAAGGCGAAGATGAAGTTAAGATTTGGCAAAGCACTGGTTGGTACAAAGATAAAGATGGCGCTTGGAAGTTTGAGATAGATGATAGCCCAGCTAAAATCAAAAATCAAAACGCAGATAAATTAGGCGACTTACTAGAGCATAAAGAGCTATTTAAAGCATATCCTGAGTTAAAGGGTATAAACGTAGTAAAAATAAAAGATGAACTTTACAATAAAAACTTAAAGGATTGGCACAAAGAAAGCTCCCCACTAACTAAAAACACAGATGGAACCCCAAAAATTTTTTATCATGGGACTAAAAAATCAAATATAAGCGAGTTTGACCAAAAGTTTGATAAAAGTAAGTGGGGGTTTTTCTTTACAACTGATAAAGGGTTGAGCGAGGAATATTCAAAGGGGCGATATGGACTAAAAGAACCAAATAGCGGAGTTATGGAGGTATATATAAATGCCAAAAAGCCTTTTGACTTAAGGGAAGAAATTACAAAGGATACTGCTAATAAATATCAAGCATTGCTTGGGAATTTAGCAAAACGAGATGACATAAAAAATGGCGTTGGGAAAAGTCTTTATGAGTATATAAAAAATACCAACCTAAAACAATATGATACAAAGGCAAGAGCGTTTAAAGATAAATTGCAAAATGCAGGATATGATAGTATTATATTAGACGATAACGTAATAGTTGCATTTAACCCAAACCAAATAAAACATGTGAAAAACAATGGAAATTTTAATAAAGAAAATGATATTTATGCATCAGGCAATAAAGGCTATTACGACCCAGTTAAAAAAGAAATTGGTCTTAGAGAAATAGCAGATAAATCAACCTTAATGCACGAAATCCAACACGCTATACAAGATATTGAAGGGTTTGCGAAAGGAAGCAATGCAAATGATAAAAAATATGCTCTATATCATGGTGAAGCCGAAGCTAGGAATGTACAAAATAGGCTCGACTTAAATAAAAAAGGCAGAGCTCACCCGCATGAGACTTTTGATGTAAATCCAAACGAGACATTTGTAAGTAGAGAAGATGGCGTAAATTTTAGTCAAAAATTGCCTGAGTTAAAAGAAAAACGAGGCATCTATAATGTCACATATAATGGCAAATTTTCAACTCCAGTTTATAAGGATTTAGAAGATGTAGAGGGAGCGGTAAGATATGCGATAGGAAATAAAAACAAAGGGGCTAAACATATCGAGATAAAGCATTTAGAAGACACAACAAAGGAAGGTTATGTTACGAAGCAAGAACTATTAAATATGGGCGAGAATATGCGTAAATTTATAAAAGAATATAAAGAACCATTTATAAATGATCGCAACGCAAGGCTTTATGAATGGGAAGATAAAGATGGTGTGAGATTTAGGCTTGTCATAAATGATATAAAGGATAAAAACGGAGGAAGCGGGATACACTCCGCAATTACTTCAACCTCCGCTAATGATGATATTATAACCTTTTATTCTGATAGAAATCTAAAAGAGCCAATGATTTTTGAGAACCCAAAGCTAAAACTACTTGATGCAATAGACAATAGTAGCGACAAGGTCGGTGCAGTTGAAAAAATACTGCTCAATAAACATATAAGCGACGGTGTAAAAGCTAAAGCAGTTAATAGACTAACTAAAAATAAAATTAGTCAAGCAACTAAAAATAGCTATATATCTACTAAAAACTCCAATAACAATTAAAAGCCCTATCTTTTAGGGCTCACTTTTTTTAAAAACACTAAATTTTCTTTTTGATTTTCTCAAAATTGGGTAGATTTGACACAGCTACAAATGATAAATTGCCATTAAATTGCATAAAAGGAGCAAAGAAATGGCAATAACTACAACTGGGTTTCAAGCCCCAGCAACAAAAAGAGAAGGGCTAAAGCCTTCGGTATATGACAAAATAATTTTAATAGGTGCTGACGAGACGCCTATGCTAAGCCTTATTGGCACTTCAAGCG